CCCCAGGCTTCGGCGACTGCGGCGACTCCAACTTGTCCCTGTCAACGTTGAACGTCAGATCAACAGCCTCAAGCTTCACAACACCACTAGTCACGTACCGGCGCCGCTCATGCGGGGCTGTGGGTGAGTCCGGTACATCGAGCCCGAACTCGTCAACGACCCGCGAATCAACCGCAACAGAAGGCTCATTCCCAACCACACGGAACCAACCAAAGTTGATCGCACCAGCACCGCCCACACGATAAATGACCTGCAACACGGCACCCGCAACAGACAAGGCGTCCTCGAACTGCCACGCGCCCAAGCTGCCATCAGGATCCGCAACAGTCAGGCTGAGCTTCTGCCCAACCTTCACCGAATCGCCGGCATCATCAGACACCGACCAATCAACAACATCCAACGGCTCCGGCAACACCAACTCACCATCACGCCACGCCCACACCGTCAACGAATCAGCAGGCCGCGAACCATCCAACGCAGCTAGTGAACCCTCATCAATCAAACGCACGGCTAGCCTCCGACTGGGTTCTTCAAATCATCCAAATACTTCTTCCCCGCCATGCGGTCCTGCTTCTGCTGATACGTGCTAGTCAGCAACTGCACATCCCCATACGTGAACGTCGCCGTTAGAACCTTGATCGTCGGGGCCGCGACCACATCAGACTTCAAATCCCAGCGCGTCAGATCACCACCCCACGACACATCCACCGGGAGCTGAGTCGCCGTAGCATTCGCCAGAAACATCGAACCCGGCAACGTCCGCGTACCCCAACCAGGCAAGGGGCGGAACAACAACTGCGCCGTAGACTTCAACAGCGACTCCAACCGGGCGTTCTGCTCAGCCGAACGCGTAGACAACGACGTATCCAAACCACGCTCAGCCATCCGCTGACCAAACAACGCCAACGGCTTACTGCTGCCCATAATGTTGAACACCTGAACATCAGCCTGATACGCCAACTCAGACAAAGCCTGCGAACGCAAATACGTCTCATCCGTCGAATCACCAACAACCGGAACCGCAGACTGCGGCACCAAAGGATCCATCAACCAACCCGTCAAAGCGTTCACCGTCACCGCTGAAGAGGTGACACGGCTAGCACCAGACGGGCCGCTAATCACCTCAACCTCATACGTGACAGGCCGACCAAGCGGGGCGTCAAAATCCACCACATACGACGAATCAGTCATCGTGGTTCGGCGGGCGCCGCGAACAGGGTTCCTTTCCCCGTCCGCCACACGCCACACCGACACAACCGAAGCCGAACTAGTACCAAGGCCCGTGACAGTCACACCAACCCGCGGACACGGATCACTCAAAAGCGCCTCAAGCGCAACACCAACAGCCACTAGCGGCCCCTCCTCGAAAATTGGGACTGCGAATCAGCAGCCGAAACAACGCCCTGCGCAGCAGCCACAGCCACCCCGCGGAACACACCAAGCACCTCGCCCGAATCCATGACAAGAGTTCCTGTCATCTGAGTCGGGCCGCTACTGGGAGCCCCAGCCATCGACATCTGACGGGCAGGAGCCGGTGCCGGCGCGAGTTGCTGAGCGTTCATCCGGTCGAGGTTCGCGTAACCAATCGCCTTAGCCGCTGACGCCTTGATTACGTACTCGTCCTTGGAGAGCATGTGCGGGATCGAATCAGACGTTGTCGTGCCAGGACCGTAAACCCGACCACCAACAGCCTTCTTCGCGTACACTCCGAGGCCCTGGCCCTTGGAACCGTCCGCCATGGTTCCAGGCAGTCCTACTGTCTGTTCGAACCTTGTTGCATGCGTATTGACGTAAACATTCACGGTCTTGCCATTGACGGCATCAGCTGCGGCACCCGTGGCTTCAGCCATACGCTTCGCAGCATCGGACATCCAAGACTGGATACTTACCCCGTCAGGCACGCCAAGCACCTTGCGCGCAAGCGTCTCCGCCTGCACCCCGGTAATCCCAAACTGCCCCGCGGCAGCGATGAGGCCGTTGTAGGTATTCGTTAGAGCGCCTTGAAGTTGGCCGTTGCTGGCCCCCGCGGTAGCCATTGCTTCCGCATTTCGGATACCCGCCTGCGCGACGCCGTCGAACATGGCTTGGTTTTTGATTCCCTGCGCGGTGGTGTTATCGAACGCCGTACCGAGAGCGCCGATCTTGCCGCCTGTGCCATCCGCCTGCAACCCCATGTCAAGCAAGGCTTGGGACCAGTTGCGTGCAGCATCACGCGCGCTCAACTGCGTCAGCCCTGCGCTGAGAAGCGCCTCTGTGAACTTAGCTAGGTCGGTCACAGTGCCGCTTGCGCTGAGTCCGATTTCCTCCAACGCCTTAGCCATTTCCTCAGATACCGGGGCGGTCTGTCCGGCTGCGGTGGTGTAAGTTTCCGTCGCGCCAGCAGCATTAGCCATCGACGCCGGCACCTTACCCATCGCAAAGTCGAGCAAGTCCTGCTCGCTCAGGACCACACCTGCTGCCGTCGCCTGCGCCATGAGCGCATCGCGGTAGCCCGGCAGGGCTTCCATCGCTTCCTTTGCGCCCTTACCATTCTTCTCAAACTCCGACGTGAGGGCATGGAAAGACTGCGCGGCGGTTTCCCCGGCACCATTCTTGACCAAGTTACCCATCTCATCGCCGAGGCCCTTTAGCTTCTCCTGGAGCGCGCTAACCTCACCCGGGGGAAATCCGAGGAACTTAGTTATCGGCTCGAAGAATTGACTCCCGGCATCATTGAAGTTCTGGTTGGTGATGCGCTGGATGGCATCTGCCAGATTGTCAACGTTGCTGACAGCACTGCCGAACTCTTTGTCGTAGTTGCCAAAGATCGAGTCGAGGCCCTTGCTGTCAATCGAACCAGCAGCGTTGCCAACCTTCAGTAGAGCCTGCCCGTACTGCTCAGCGGAGGTCGTGTGCTTCTCGTTGAACAGGGCCCCCACGATCTGCAACCCAACCAACGCGGCAGTGGCAATGCCAGCAGCCTTGCCGACGTTTTTGATCCCGGTCGCGGCGCCCGGCGCAGCCTTAGACAGTGCCGTGAACGATGCGCGGAACTCCATGAGCTTCGGGAGTGCGGACATCAACATGCCGCCAAGCAGCAGCCCGGACCCAACTATTCCAGCAATACCAACCCCGGCATTCAGGATCGGCGCGGGGATCTTACCGAACGCATCCACAAGATCCTCAGCGCCCTGCACGAGGCCGCGCAAAGACTCAGCGACACCAGACCCGCCCTTGATCAGGACCGAGTCGAACGAGCCTCCCAGCTTCTCAATATCGCCCGCAAGGTTGTCCTGCTTGATCGAGGCCGTCACAGCGGCATAGCCCGCATCGTTGACCATGCCAATGTACTTTTCGATTCCAGCAGCACCCTGCTCGTACAGCACGTTAGATGCGCGGACGGCGTCAGAGCCGAAGATGACACCCATTGCCGCCGCGCGAGCCTCCGGCGTGAGCTTCTGCATCGAGGTCTTCAGGTTCTCAGCGAACCCCGCCAAACCAATGAACTTGCCCTGCGCGTCATACGCGGAAATGCCCAGCTCTGTCATCTTGTTCTTCGCCTCAAGCGACTGAGGCGTGAGGCGCTGCAACATCGACTTGAACGACGTACCAGCGTCAGAGCCAATCAGGCCAGCGGCAGCGAATGCTGCGAGCCCGCCAGTTGTTTCCTCGATGGTCAGCCCGGTAGACGCGGCAACAAGGCCAGCCTGCTTCAAAGCCATGCCCATATCCTGGACGGAACCCTGCGCCTTACCAGCGCCGGCAGCGAGGAGGTCAGCGAGGTGGGGGATCTTGTCGCCAGACAACTTGAACTGCGTCATTGCCGTAGCGGCAATCTCAGCGGATTCACCAACACCCAGCGAGCCAGCCGCGGCCAGAGACAGTGCGCCCGTCAGGCCGCCACCAAGAATGTCCTTCGTGGACACGCCCGCCTTAGCCAGCTCATCAATGCCCTTAGCGGCTTCCTTCGCGGAGAACGCCGTATCGGCGCCAGCGTTGATAGCCGCATCCCGCAATAGGTCCATGTTCGCCGAAGTCTCATGCGTAGACGCCTGCACCTCAGACATCGCCGAATCAAACTCCATGAACGCCTTCACGGCAATGCCAACACCAGCAAGGAGAGCGCCGCCAAACACCATCGAGGCCTTGCCGACGCGGTCCAGATTCTGCTCATTCTTAGCCGCAAAATCCGCCGTCCGGTTTGCAAAATCCGTAGTCGCCTGCTGCGCCGTACGCATCCCAGAGACAAAACCCTGGACCTTGGCCTCAAGCGCGATAGATATGCTGCGATCAGCCATTGGGCCTCCTGTGTTAATTTCCTGGACAACCCGCTAGACTCGCGGCATGACAAATAAG